GCCTTGATTAAAAGTGCCATAACCGTTCCACCAATGGCCCATAGGATTTTTGCCTGCCCCTTGCTGTAGTTCATGAATGCACGAGACTCGTCGGCTAGGTTTTCTAGGCGTTTCGAGTTCTCTTCGATCCTTGTGTGTGCCCGCGTCAGATCCACCTGCTGCGTGATGTGCCGCTCTTCAAGCAGCGCAACCTTGGTCATCTGCGCCAGCAGCAGGTCCAGCTTCGTGGTGATGCTCTCATTCGTTTGCTTGATCGACATCACCGCCTGCTCAGTCAGGGCGATGCGCTGCTCATGCTGGGCGCACGGGGGCTGCTCCCGGCGGTCATAAACCGGCTGGTGAAGGGGCTGTTGTAGCTGGGTGTCGTCTAAGCTCATGACGCGCCCCCAGTTTGCTCAACCACAGCACCCGATGGCTTCCCGTCCGCGCCGTAAGTCAGGGTGATTTGTTTCTTGATTGCGCCGGTTTGTGGATCAATCAGCATCACCGGCTGGGCTTGCTTGGGAATGTTGGCGATGGCCTGATGCACTTCGCGCATGATGGCAGACAAGTCCGGGGCGACTGGATCTGGCTTGCTCGATAGCGCGGCGACCTGGGAAGCGAGTTGCTTTAGTTGATCGTCAATCGTCGTGTCAGGCTCTGCGCTTTCCATCGCTTCAATCTTTGCGCCCAGTGCGGCGATAGATTGCTGGATTGGCGTCAGATCAATCTCAGCCTCTTGCGGCTCATCCACCTTCTGGCTGATGGCTTCCACTTGGGCTGATAGTTGTTCAATGGCCCCCATGATCGGGGCGTTATCGGGTTGCGGGGGTTGTTCCGGCATGGGAATAGCCTTGATTGCGTCGAGAATAGGGGTGTAGTCGGGCGGCGCTTGCTCGATAGTCTTAAGCGTGGCAGTGGGCGATGGTTCGCTAATGACAGGATCGGTTTCGCCCATCATGCCCAGCGATGGCCCTTGAGAATCGAGGCGCTCTTTCTCATCTTCCCAGTTCGACTCAGGCGCAACGATGCCGCGGCGTTTCAGTTCGCTGTGATAGCTCTCGTCCGAAAGCTTGCCGGCCAGGTTGGTTTTGAGAAGGAGATCGGCGGAGGCTTCTGCAAGATTTGCCGCGCCGAAATCGCTGAACAGCTTGACGGTGCCCGAGGATTGCTCATTGACCCACTGCGCCATGTAAAACAAGCAGGTGTTTAACGCGTCTTCGAAATCCTCAACAATGCGCTGCAATGCGCAACGGTTGGCCTCATTCTCGGACTGGACTTGCGTGGCGGTGACATCGCCCGGTTTCAGTACCAGCAATTCAGCACCCGTTTGACGCATGCGTTCTTCCAAATCGAGAATAGATGTTCTTCCGGCTTCAATGGCGGCCCCTGAGTGCTCGACAAACATCATGCTTGACCCAATGGGCAGCTTGACCGCCGATGATGCGCCTACGGTGATTGTAGTGTCGTGATCCGCGCCGATGATAGCGAGGATTGGCACGCGGGAAGTGTGCAGAATCGTCTGCTGATCGGAGCATGATTGCCAATGCTCGATGTTCTGATACGCCAGTTCGACCAAGGGCGCGTCACCGATGCCCGTCTCTTTGCGGATGCCGTAGAAAAAGACAAATGGAATATCTTTGATCGTCGTCGTTCCCTCGTCAAACAGAAACCACTCGTCTTTGTTGTCCATCTTGCGCCATACTTGCCATGAGCCACGGTAAAGAACACGCACCTGCTCGACTTGTTTTTCTTCGAAGTCGTTGACGTATTCAGTGACTGACTCAAGCAAACGAACTTGGGTGATGACTTCAGAACCGGCGAATCGCTCAGTGCGCCAGCCTAAAACTGTACCAGGTGCATAGCGCGTGAAGTACGGACGCACGCCGGCGGATTGTTCATCGGCTTTGGTGTTGATACCGGCGGCCGGAGGATAATCGACTAGGACGCCGGAGACGCCATAACCCACGCAATCGCGCAAGAGTTGAGAGGCGAAGACGTGCAGATTGTGGCCCTGCAAGTCGCAGTCTTCCATCCACTCGACAAGGCGAGCGGGAACATCTTCCGACAAGGTAATCGGCTTGCTGAATGGCTTTGATGCGAGAACGTCAACGGTGCGCTGGAATGCCGGGTAGAGCGTGGCGACTGAGAGGCGAGCGCGGTAGCTGTCTGATTCCTCATTCGGCCATTTTGGTAGGTACTGTTCGCCGGCTTCGCGCATTGAGGCAGTGCCACCCAATAGCGCGGTAATGATCGGCCAGTGACGGCTCTGCGCTGATACTGCGGCAGATTCTGATCGTACTGATTTGCTCATAGCCGTCCTGAAATGGAAAAACCCGCCGGAGCGGGTTATGGAATGTTTGGTGAGTGGTGCTAGATGCGAAGGCTGGAAACGATTGCAGTGCGACGAACGATTGGATACTTGTAGCTTATGAAATAGCCGGTAGCATCAACGATATGGTCCAAGCCGCCTTCTTTGTCCGGCTCGCCGTTTTTGTTGTAAGCCTGCTTCTCTAACGATTCGACTAAGTGTGGGCAATGCTGCGGATTCACCCGATAGCGCCTGACGCCTTCGTTATGCAGCATGCGATTCATGCTTAACACGCGATCCTTGACAGCGGGGTTTGCGGGATTAACACACACGCGAAACCTTGCCGCCTTGAGCAATGAAATGTCTGATTCGCTGGCGTTGTTGCTCTTGCGATTGTTGCCTGACGCATCGGGATAGATGAATATTGGATGTCCCGGATAATCCCGATTCAGCAGCGCGATCATGGCCGGCGTATCGAATACTTCCGTCAGCTCTGCGACCGCGTGCGGCTCATCGCCACGCAACACATGCACCACAGCCGCGCCGTGGGCGACGTTGAAATCCATGCCAATATGCAGGGCTTCATTAGGCTGAATTACCTCACTAGAAGCGTTAAGCGTGCGGTCATACTCGGCATAGACAGAGCCAGCGGTTAGATTACAGAACTCACCTTCAAGGTATGCGGCGAGTAATTGCGACGAATAGCTGTTGCGTAGGTTCTCAATGTAGCCATCGGGCAGGTTTGCCACGTTATCCATTGTCTTGGCGCGGAACAAGTCATAACCTTGGACTTTGTTCTTTACCCACCGCTCATGCACAAACCGGAAACCTTCCGGCGTTGTTGAAACTGCCACGCTATTTGCTACTGGCTTCCCGCTGGCCGTGAATGCCTTTTGCCGGTTACGGGCGATGACCTTGTTCCAGACGTTCCGCGCTTTTTCAATCGGCAGCGTGTCAAGCTCATCGAGTATCGAATGCGCGACCTCAAAACCAACAATTCTGTCCGGGTTATCCATCGTGCGAAAGATGATTCGACCAAGATCAGTTTGAAGCGTTGCCGATTGCCGGTTTAGCTTGTAAGTCAGTCCTAGCCGGTCAAACATCGCCGGGAAGCGTTGAAACGCAATATCTTCCACCAGGCCATAAGTCGGCAGGTAGTATGCAACGTCCTGCTTAGGGCATAGCCGCTTCAGGCGCATGATGCGTGCGATTGCAGCCGATGTTTTACCTGACCCGAAGCCCCCGACGAAAGCCGGAAATGCTGAGTTGCTGGCAACAAATGCGGCCTGCGCTGGGGTGAAACTCATCCTAAAAAGTCTTCGTCTTGCAAAGGGTCTAGCAAGCGGGTTGTAACATTTAGCTGCGTCGGTGCGTTGAAACCGTGCATCGCATTTAGTTCTTTGACGGCCGCGATCTTCGCCGTTGGATTGCCTTCCTTGTATGCGCCAATCAATGCCTTCACAGACATTTCACGCGTCCATAGCTCTTTCTTTTCCAGCTTGCCGCGTAGTTCCTCGACCCTTGACGTTACCTTTACGTCAGACATAAGCACCGAGGCTTTAGACCATACGGAAGCGTCTTTCATGTTGTCAGCATTATACGCTAGGCGGTAAGCATCGGCCTGTGTCTTGCCTGATGCTATTGCCTGTGCGAATGCTTCCTGTTTAGCCGTCAGCATTTGATGGTTACACCGTGCGGCACTTCTGTTGGCTTGAATCGGTATGAATACGTTTTAACGGCCTGTCTAAAACCAGACGACCTCGCCATGTTTTTTCCTGCTGTTAGCGTAAATCTCATAACGTCTTTCAAGACCCAGTTCTTTGACTTCTCAAAAGCGCGAGCAACCGGAACGCTTGAAAACTTCCCCCAAACTTCAAAACCATCATTCTTCATTAAATGGCTGGTTGCTTCAATCATGCGGATTCCAAGGCCAAGCCCAACATAATCAGGATGTATAACCGTCCTGTTAAAGTGCATTTTCATCACTTCGCCTTTTCTGCATGGCGTGTAGTTTGCAAAGCACTGGAACCCGATCTGTTCGCCGTTGTGAAACAACCCATAAAACCGCGTAACGCCAAAAGGCAGCCTGTCGCTCAAATAATGATACTTGCTAAAGTATCGCCAGCTTTCGCCGCCAATAGGCCGGATTTCAAACTCAAGTTTTTCCGTTCGTTCGCCTCGCCGAAGTAACCTCCGGTCGTGATACTGCGCTTTGTTGCAGTCAATTACCCAATCAGGATCGAGCCATTCCAAAACGTCATAATGACACGATACAGCGACGACTTGCCCGCCTGTTTTTCTCGCGTGTTTGCCGAGACACAATGACATGGCTTTAGCAACGGTACGATCAACCACTGATGTCCATTCGTCAATTACGAATGTTTCCTTTTGCGCCATCGTGAGCGCCGCGATTGCTCTATGTTGCTGACCATTAGATAGCGTTCTCAACGGTCTAACCCAACACGGTACTTGAGACAGCCCAATGCCAATCAATGCGGCCTGGCACTGGTTGTAATCCCATTCCTTTGGAAATTGATCGATAACAGGCGCATCCATATCGACAACAAAATCCATGCACTCAGCGCCAAAAATAGACTTTGCCAACGTCGTCTTTCCGCTTCCGCTTGCGCCTACAATCAACCCAACAGACCACGAAGATTTTAAGTCAGCCACTACCTCGAACTTATGAACGAGTTTTTTTGCAACGTCCAGATCAACACTATTTGCCGCCATCTGACATCTAAACGATGTAGAAGCGGGAGACTGAAGCGTTACTGAATAAGTTTGCACGTTAGCCCTCGTTCTTGGCAGCGGTTAAATTCTTCTTGAAGCTCTTGCTCAGAATCAAACTCAATCAACAACTGAAACTTATCCGACGGGTCGCCGCCAAACTCTGATTCATCTAGCGGCATATCAAACCCCATCAGCTTTGACAGTTCGGCGGCATCAAAACCAACAAGACCAAGCTCAAAATCAACTTCGTGTAACTCGCCCAACTCAAGTTTCAGAAGCTCATCATCCCATCCGGCGTTTAGCGCCAGCTTGTTATCCGCGATGATGTACGCCTTCTTCTGCGTTTCCGTCAGGTGCGACAACCGGATACATGGGACTTCTTTCAGTCGCAGCTTTCTTGCTGCGAGTACCCGCCCATGCCCCGCGATAATGCCGCCGTCTGCATCAATCAACACCGGATTGGTAAAGCCAAACTCTCGAATGCTTGCCGCCACCTGTGCGACTTGTTCATCGCTGTGCGTGCGGCTGTTGCGGGCGTAGGGGATTAACGTATCAATCGCCACCTGTTCGATTTGGCTTTTGTTGCCGGACTGCATTGCTGCTCCTTAAATGGGTGAACGCAAAAAAGCCCACAGACTCATGATCTATGGGCTTTTCTTTAGGCGAACGAATCCGCCGCGAATGGAAGTCTAACACAACCGAATCACAATACAACCCCCTTACGCTTGACCATCACGATCAGGGATTCATGCGCCTGCTGCAGCATGTCCTCATAGTTGCAACGGGGGAAGCGGAATACTGCGCATACACCGTAACACCGATTAATCGCCGCTAGCTGGGCCGGCACGAGATTACCGATAGATGCGTCAATGCTGGCCATTGTGGTATGGACGCATTGATCCCACATATCGTCGAAGTCTTTTAATCCACCTGTTGCGAATCCTGCGGCGTGGTTTGAATAGCCGTTACGTGGGCGATAGCTGGCTTGCCACTTTGCCCAGTCTTGCAGCAGGTTACACAGGGCGGCGTATTCGGATGATATTGCTGCGTGGTTGTTGTCCATTAGCGGCCTCTCCGTTTTTCCATGCGAATACGCGCTTGATGATCGTCACGGCATTCAGTTGTGCAATACGCTCGGCTATCGTCGGTTTTATCGTTGCAGTTACGGCAGCGGCCTATCTCGAATGCACTGACGGCATGCCCGAGTTGCCACCGGAACTCCGCTATCCGGTTCTCTAGCTCGGCTTGCGCCCTGTCGTTCGCGATGTCACATTCGTCCATGTTTCAAATCCTTTAACTTGAGTTTGTAGGTGGAAATGATTTTCTTAAGGTCGTCGATGGAGTATTTACGCGGCTCGTTGTCAGCCTCAAGCTCCGCCACAACATCGGCGCCGAGACGAGCGACAAGGCCAATGCGATAATCCACAGCACGGCCTGCGCCCCAGCGATTGCACTGTTTTCGCTGGCCATGTGCATTTCGTTCATCAAACCGAAGATGTGGAGCAGACCCAACACTGCGGTAATGCCCGCAATCAAACTCACCGCCAACATCGCCCGAAGCAAGCTGGCGACCGCAGCAAATGCACGGCTTGCCTTGATCTCGTTCTCTGATAAATCGGTTGAATGCAACTTGGGCCTCCTTCATCCATTCGCTACGGGTTTTGATGGCATCCTTGCGGAGCTTGATGACCTTCCTTTCGGCCTGCTGCTGCATCCGTTCGGCTTGAGCACGCTTCTTGTCTCGCAGGATGATGGCGCGCTTAATGGCGCAACTGGCTCCGCATACCTTTTGGATTGGACGCAGCGGCGTGAATTTGACTGAGCAGATTGGGCAGGTCTTTTCTTTCATGCGGCCTCCGCTATATCATCACCAAACATCACGCCACGCTCTGCGCCGAACGCAAGTATTAGCTCGATAAGGGCAGCGAATTGCGACTTGCTCAACTTGCTGGTTCTCTGGCCGAGAATCACAAAACCGTTTCCAGTCAGGTTGGGAACCACCTTTGACTGGACCAGTCCAGCACTCAACAGGTCTTTCCACTCTTCGGCGTTGAGCTTGTTGCCGTGCCAGTCGGTTTGTTCCGCAAGGTTTCCGAGAAGCACCCACATGAGCGCGTTCTGCATCAAGTTCCGGGTTGGCTGTGAGACAGTGACAACGTAGCCACTAGGGGCCGTCATGCACTCATGCGCAGCGCCTTTACGGGCTTGCTCATGGACTAGGCGGAAGATGCGCTTCATGCTGCCACCTTCCGCCGCTTCCACTCGGCCATGATGGCCTGTTCGAGATATGCCCTGCCCTGCTGTCCTCGATGCTTCTCAACCAATGCAAGGTAGTTGCGGCGCTCTTCCAGGTCGTACCAGTCGAGGCAGTGACGGGCTTCGCAGGCTACACGCCACACTTCTGAGCTTTTGAAAGCAGCATCCATGTCGGTGATTCCTGAATCCAACTGGATTGCCTCGCGCTCTTGCATGGCTTCGGTGAAATCAAACAAGTCCATCAGCCCAGTCCTTTCCGGTTTCCGAAGGAATGCGAACCTCAACCTCGAAGCCATTTCTCACCAGAGAAGCGGCCAACTTGTATGCGGCAGCTTGGCCGACAAAATTTGCATCGTTGTCACCGAATATCACCACCCTGCGAATCCCAGCCGGGGGAACAAACGTCTCTATTCCGTTCGCCGATACACACGCCCATGTCGGAATGCCGGTCTGCTGCATCGCGGCAAGGGCTGTTTCAACACCCTCAGCAACGCCAATAGTCTCCGCGATAGGCGTCAGACGTATTGCCGCACCACGCATAGGCAATCCCTGAGCAACCTTTTTCGGGTTTGATACCGGAGCCTTTGCGCCATCCTTGAGCCATGTCCGATGAATCGTTGCGCCGCTGCCATCTGGCGCAGTGATCAGAGCCAACATCGCATCAAACGCGCCCTCCTGGATTGCCTGATCGTCGCCTTCCCGGTAATACATCAACGCCGGGTGAAACCTAAGCGAAACAGGAATGTGAACCATTGAAATGCCGCGATTCTCAAGGTACTCACACACCGGATCGCCCAATTGCACCGGCTTGGCACCGTCCCACAGCTTACGAAGGCGGCTTTTAAGGTATTCGTCACTCTTTTTGGTCTCATAACGCGACGACTTGACGAACCCTGCTGCTTGCTCTATCTGCATGGCTGCATTTTTAAAATCCAGATTCTTAAAAAGCATTACCAACTTGACGCCATCACCAGCACCGCATGAGCAGTAATAGGTTCCTTTGCCGTCTTTGTCGTCAAAGCGATAACGATCCTTCCCTCCGCATAGCGGGCATGGGCCGTGTTGGTTGCGAAGAAATTTATCTTCAAGGCCAAGCGCATTCAGGATGCCAGGCCACTTTCCTTGAGCAATTTCGCGCACGTTAGGCATGGCTTCCTCCTTGAACCAGCGCCTTCATGGCATCGAGCCTTGCTGAACCTTCGCTCTTCTTTTCCATCCGCTTGGCGTAAGCAATGCGCCGTGAGCGCTCCTTGCCCATCAATTCGGAAGTCGGGTTTGCTGCAATATCCATCAGGCCACGCGGCCATACCTGTGTGCAATGCTTGTACAGGCCGGCTGCCCAGTCTCTGGTTTTCCCACGAAGTTGCGAAAGACCAAGACACTGACTCCACAAAAACTGCTTGTTGTCCTTGTCGAGCTTTGGCTTTTTCTCCATCCGCACTAGATCGCCGTCTTCGCACGCGATTTCTTCCGGAGTGCGAACTGCCTCAAATCCACACTTCGGACATTTGGCAACGCTAGGAGGCTTCATGTAGCTGCACTTGCTGCATGCCTTCGGCTTCGGCTCTTCGCGCTCTTTCTTCTGCTGGCTTACTGTCCTGCCATCGTCCAACTCAAGCGGAAGATCGTCAGTCGGGAACCCAAGGTGGCGAACAGATCCGGAATGATCTAGCAGAAGACCACGGTCTTTTCCGTGAAACGGACGAAGGATGCGACCAACCATCTGGATGTAGCGGATAAGGCTCTTGGTAGGCCGCGCCAGGATCATCACTTCGCAAGCCGGATAGTCGAAGCCTTCGGCCAGCAAAGCGCAGTTCGACAGGACCGTAAATTCGCCCGCCTTGAAGCGACGCAGAATGCTTTCCTTGTCGTCTTCATCCATGTAGCAGTCGATATGCTCGGCAGAAACGCCGGATGACTTGAAGGCTTCTACGATGTGCTTGGAATGCGGGATGGAAGTCGCAAAGCAGATCGTCGGCTTGCCTTCTGCCAGGCGGTGCCAGTGAGAAACAATATCCCCAACCAGACGGGGTTGATCGACGGCAGCGGCGAACTCTTCAGACTTGTCCGAATAGTCGTATTCACCGAAAGCGTTTTTCGACAAACGCACGCCGGAAAGATCAGGCTCAGACGGCGCGTAGATTTCGCAATCAACAAGGAAGTCTTGCGCGATCAAGCCGCGAATCGTCTCGGCAATGACCAACTCCTGAAATAGCGGCTGGCCCTCAAGCTCCTTGTGCTCCTTCGCCATCCCCTTGCTGAACGGCGTTGCCGTCAGTGCAATGACCGGGACGTTGTTGCGCTGGAATATCAACTCGCGATACATCTTCGACCCGGCGCAAGCATGGCCTTCGTCAATGATGATAAGGTCGCAATCCGGAAGGCCGCGCTTCTCTACCGTGTTGATCGAGCAAATGACGACCGGAAGATGAATGTTGTTGGTGTTGCCACCTTGCAAAATCCCGTAGTGGATGCCGTGGGCGTCGAAGCGATCTGCCATCTGGCGAACCAGTTGCACGCGGTTAGCGATGATTGCCACGCGCTTACCCTTGCCAAGGGCGGATTCGGTGAGCGATTGAGCAATGACCGATTTTCCGCTGTTATGAGTAACCGTGAAATCACCCATAAGGTAACGGCTATTTCCATCAACCTCCCATCCAAAATACTCTCCAACGCCTATATGCTCAACACTGAATCCAGTGCGCAAAACGCTTTTCTTTTGAAGTCTCTTACCTGCAATTTTTTTAACCGTTGGAATGGCAGAAGTTTCTCCAGAAATACTTACCCTAAAATAATATCCAGAGTGATTGTTTTGGCACGATTTTTTGCACTTTGTCAGGTATGCGGCAAAGCCAAGCGACCTAGCAATAAACACAACGTCGTTAGCCAAAATCTCAGAGGCGCTTATCCAATCAAAACCTTTTCTTGACAAATGACCATCTGTATCAATAAGCCCAGCAAGCAGATTAAGCCTGGATTCGATAGATGCTGACTTGTACTCCTGCGGAACATACTTGTGATGCGCTGTTTTACCCCAAATACCTAAGTCACGAATATCGTTTAGCAGCGGGTTGATCTTCCCTCTCTGAGTTGTCAGGGCAACATATGTTCCACCCTGAGTTATCTTCGGCTCAACACCGTGCGCCATAGCAAGTTCTACGACGCGAGACTGAACTACTAGGTCAGGATTTGAAATTCCAATTCCATAACCAATACATCCGTCTCCAAGCAATGCACCAAGCAGCCACGGATGAACAGGCAAATCACGAGACAGTTTTCCATGTGCAAATTCAACCGCCCCTGACCGGAACAGCTTGTGGCAATGTTTGAAGTAATTTGATTTGCCAAGCCACTCACGAACAGAAATATCAACAATGTCACCTGTTTCTGTATGTACCAGGCTCAATATGTGGTCAATATTTACAACAAACGGATCGCCTTTTACTGGAACTACACGAACCATATCTTGCGATCCGCGATGTAATTCAATGACGCGCCTGTTAGTCCCATCGTCGCCAATCAAAACATCACCAACCATGATTTCACTGGCGAGCTTTATCGACCCATCTGCCATGACAATTTTCTGACTGGCTTCATGGCATCCGGTCGGTGCGTAAAAAACGATTCGCTTAACACCCCCAGCCAGGAGAGCGCGGCACTTGCCGATGCCTTCGGATTGGAATGGGCGGAGGATCATGACGGCTCCCCAAAAGGAAACGACACCTCGCCCGTGTATACGTCTACGTCAACATTTTTCTGTCTTGGATAGGTGGTTTTATCCTCTACCTCTACATCTACCTCTACCTCTACCTCTACCTCTGTACGCGTTACTTTTGCGTTACGTAACGCGTTACTGCCTTTTTCTTTGTTTCTAAACCGCTGCTGACGCTCTGAATTTGTTGGGTCTGTATCCGAATAGCATTGCCGTTTATCCCAAGCTTGCGGCTGTAAAGTACGCGCATCAATCAACCCAACTTCTTCAAGCCTGCGGGCAACTTCTTCGAGTTCTCGGCTGGACAGACCAAGCCGGACAGACATGCGGCGATAAAGCAGCGCATCAGCAGAGTCGATGATCCCTTTTGCCTTGCAGCACAAAATTGCGATGAAGTGCCAGCGATCCTCGAATGCAAGAAGCCGCAGCTTGTCATCGTCCACCGTGTCCGAATAAACACGAAACCACGGTATGGGTTTTTCGCTGAGGCAAATCTTCTTGCCACCAGTCTTTGTTTCACTCATAATTCACTCCGTACTTTGAAGCCAGCCGAGGTGTTAGCGCACCAATGACGCTGGCTTTGTTTTGTCTTCACTTATGGCTGAA